CGCCCCCGGCCGAGAAGGCAGCGACGGCGGCAACACCAACAGCCCTGAGCGCCGTGCCGATCGGGTTCATGACAGCATCGAGATCCTTCGTCGATTTCTGGAAGTTTTTCAGTTCCGACTGGACCTTCTTGATCTCCGTCGTGAACTCGGCGCTGTTGGCCCCGATGGAAACTATGAGTTTAGCGAGCGTCGCCACTGTTCACCACCTTTGTACCACCAAAAGCCTCTGTTAGCAGTTCAACCGTCGCCAGCATCTGTTCAGCCGTCTGTTCATGTTTCACCGGCCGGTCATACAGTAAGAAGCCGCTCATTTCGACAGGAGGACTGTCTGGCGAACGCTGCAGGTTACATAAGGTCGAACAGATTTTTGCACTCTGATAGTCACTATTGACCTCGCTCCGATGTTCTTTTGTATCCCACGCACGCCAAAGCGACTGCCATTCGAGAGGCGTACAGGTCAGGAATTCGTCAGAGGTAAGGCCGAAGAGACATCTTCCGATAGCCCAGAGCTCTGTAGCGCTGGGCTCTTCGCGTTTGGGTCGTCGGCCGCGGCTTCTGTGTCTTTGCCAGGCTTCATCATGTGCTTCTGCCAGACTTGGACGATCAGCAGGAGCAGCATCGGATAGGCGTCCGCGTCCAACTGGAGTTCGAGGTCCTCAATAGTTACCTCTCCAGGGAGAACCGTCGTCTTCTGATGTTCTGGCCTGTTCACCACGTCTTCCCAGTGAGCGAGAACGTAGATCGCTGCCACGACGTCCGGGACCATGTCCGCGATGTCGACCCGGTCTTTCAGGTCCAGGAGGCTATCCGAGTCGACGAGCTCATCTGCCGACAACTGCCCTACCTCGACGCCCAAGGCCTTCGCGTGCGCCTCGTTCGTCCTGGCTGCCGCGCTGCCTGCCTGCAGCTGGTGCTGCAGAAGCAGGATGAGAGAGGTCATCGGCTTATGCGTGATTGTCTTGTACCACGTCGGCGCCATCAGGGAGAGGCGTAGATGCCTCTCCCTTCCGAGCAGCTCGACCGGTACGCTATCAACCGTCGAGAAGCCCACGCTATGTGGCCTTGGCGACGAGGATGGAGTAGGTCACAGCCACCTTTCCCGTCTCCTGGACGATGATCGTGACCGGTGTGATGGACCCAGCCGCGCCCAGGGTGATGGCGCTCGAGTCAGCGCCGCTGGTAACGACTGCGCCATTGACGGTAATGACTCCTGCGGCAGCGGTCGGCTTGACGGTCACCGAGTTGACAGTATTCGCCTGACTGTTCACGAATGTACCAGGCGTTCCTGAGGCTACCGGCACGTTCACCCCGGCTGGAGTAAAGACGAAGAACGTGGTCGTGAGACCAGCAGAGAGCGTCTTGTTGAGGGTGACGGCCCCACTGACCTTCATGTTGCACGTGAACGTGAGAGCATCGCCCTTCTCGGTAAACGGGCCGGGTAGAAACTCCGTCACGACAGCCGAAAAGGTGAAGCTCGCGCCCCAAGCTGTGGGGAAGACGATCACGTATGGATGAACCAGGCCATCTGCCTGATCGGCCAAGAGTCCTGTCTGTCCAGGGTCAGCCAAGATCAGGTTACCCGTCACCTTGACATCATCAGAGCTGCGCATGCCTCCGATGAACTCGGCCATACGGCCGACGCTGTCATGGTTCGTGACGTCGATTGTCGTGCTCTTGAAGTTTGGCGGCGTCAGGTTTATGACCTCTGCGATCGCGACGCCAGCGCGGGTGAGTTGTACACCAAATGAAGTTTTTGCTTGGGACATTGTGAGCCTCCTAGCTCTGTGTGTACCAGATGAAAAAGTCTGAAATCACTGCGAAGAGCGTTGTCGCTGCGTCGTAGAGTGGAATCATGTTTTCGACCGGCACGACCTGCACGTCAGCATTCGCCGACGGCCACGTTTCCAATGCTGCTACGACCTGGTTGTTGATTGCTTTAGCGCTTCCAAAGGATGAAGCGTAGGATGATACTTGGACACGCGGGTGTCTCAGACTGCTGCGCCCTTGGTGCGAATAGTCCGGGATGTCGTCGATCTCCTGCCACACCACGTAGGGGGTCAAGATGCCCTGTGCGATCGTCACTGCCGCGATATGCGTCACAGGAACGAGCGCGGTCAGGGCCGTGAAGGTACTCAGGCGTGAGAAGATCGCTGCGTCAAGGTCCGTCATATCTTGATGTTCTCCAGTTCTTCATTCAGCGCGTCGGTGAATATTCGCAGGATAGTGTCCTTTTCCTTGTCCAGCGTCGGGACCATGGCCGGATGCGCGGGCGTGGTCGGAAAGCCCAGCTCCTGCGCCATGGCTGTTGCGGTCTTGCTCTTGACGGGGCCAATGTCGACCTCATAGGTTGGATAGCGGTCCCTCACATTGGAGGCTATAAAACTGTTCTTGAGCCGATGTGCGGGATGGTCCTTGCCGACATACGTGTTCCGTTCGATGCGTACAACGAGGTATGCAGCTGCGTCCTTGAGCGCCGTGCCGATTTTCCGCTTTGCCACGCGCTCGCTGAGCGACTTCAATTTTGCCTCACAGTCCTCTAGACCAGTAATAGAAATGGTCACTTTACCGCTCATGCTGCCAGCTCCTTGCACATCAATTCAAGCGACGTGTGCTGCATTTCAGGATCGATGAGGTAGAGGATGATGTAGGTATGCTGTCTATAGATCACCTGCATGTTCTCTTCGACTGTCGCAAGGTATCGAATAGTGACTTTCAGAGTAATCTCACTCTGAGATTGCTTGGAAGCGAAAAGGAGCCCGCCACTCAGGGGTTCGACAGCAGCCCACACCGTCGCCAGGGTCACGAAGCCCACGACAGGCTGCCCGTAGGCATCCTGTGTCGTAGAAGGGTACTGAATCACGACCCTGCGCTTCAGGCGGCTGCTATCCATCAGAGTGACCAGCGGTACAGATTCAAGAGAGCTTCGACGGCGTGCGGAAGAGCTGCTATTGTGGCCCGTGTGCCGGTGATGACCGTGCCTCGTTCGTCATACCAGTCCTTGATGAGCAGAAGCATGGCCTGCGTCAATGGAGCAGGTACCGCGGCGACCGTACCATACACCAGTGCAAAGTGCACAGTGAACGGCAACACGGGAGGAGTGACAAATGCCACCGCGCCCGCTGTGACGGTATAGTCAGCCGGTGGAATGACCTGTGGATCACCGTTTCCATCCACATAGGTGACGGATGACACGGTGAGCGTCTCCGTCGGTGCACCATACCCGGCGGTGAACGTGATAGTGATCGGATAGCCAGCTGCTGAGATCTCCGGCCAGCTAAAGGTCGATGATGGTTCGATGGTCCCTGGATCGCCCGGTGTGACAACGTACTCACTCGCCGGCAGCGTGTGGGGCGTGTTGCTTGCATCCAGGTAGGTGATGGACACGACTGACTGGAGCGGAGGCCTCGGCATGACGACCTTGCTGCCCCACGCATTGCGTGACATCCTGCTCCACCCGCCCCGGAACAGCGTAGTCCAACTGATGTGCTGCCAGGTCCACACTTGCGTAACAAGCGCCCGCCCGGTGGTCTCTTCGACATATGCACGGGCTGCCGTGATCAGGGCGCCAATGGAAGCGTCCTCGTCGGCTGTTTCAACGCGAGCCTGAACTTTGGCTTGCGCCAGCGTGACCGGTTCAACCGCGGGCGGTACTGAGAGCAACAGGATGTCGTCCATGGTTTATGCGCCCGCTAAGACAGCCTTGGCGGCTGCCGCGATGGCTTTGTCATCGTTCTTGGCGAGGAAGTCGCGAACGTACTTCGGATCCCCAGCGAAGATCTCTTTGACCGTCTTGCCCTTGTACTTGCCGAAGGGAATGACTGGCTCCAACTCGACAGCGCCGATAGCAGAAGTAATGTCGACCGTTCTTGTCTCGACCTTTGCCAGTACGGCCTTCTCCATCTGAGGAAGTACGGCGTAGTGCCCCCTCAGGAAATCTCTCCCTTGCTCTTCTGGAACTTCGACATCCGTCCCGGCGTGGTAGATTCCCATCGGCCCGGCGGCTGTAGCAGTCATGTGCACAAGCATGTGATCCCTCCGAGGGGGCGTTCATCGCGCCCCCTATAGGTGTTGGTTAGACGTTCACAGGAGTGACAAGCAGACCGGACGACAGGCAACCGGTTGTAACGGCCAGCTGAGTCACGGGCCTTTTGCCGCCCCAGCGGATGACAATCATGGAACAGATCACCGCGTTCGCCACACCCGGCGTCATCGTGAACTTGATGTACCTCTTCGTGGGTTTGACCACCTCGAGGACCTGGACGATGCCCGAGACGGGAGTCGCTGGGACGGTGTAGGAGATTCCGCCCGCGTACTCGGTCGTGGCACCAGTGGAAGCGTCGCCGCCGTAGGCCTTGAGGCCGAGCGTTCCGGTCGCAAGAAGCGTGCCGTAGGAGCAGATGCAGAGAGCGCTGTCGTACCCGGCCATGTCCAGGACAGCAGAGTCCTTGGCGGTCTGGCCAGCGGCATAGTAGCCCTGTTCCTGGGTGATGATGGCATTCTTCAGGATGCTCTTCATCGCGTCACCTACTAGGCGGTCATCGCAATGCGAGTGAAAGCCTCGGGCAGAATGGGCTGACCATCCGACCAGAGCTCGCCGTAGAACCCGGTCTCGCCGGTCGCGATGTGCAGTTCCTTGGCGACGGCGATAGAGATGCCAAGGCTGTCGACGATGTTGTACCCAGCACCGAAGTCACCCAGGATGCCGACGTACAGGTTCGCCGTGAAGACGTGCGGGACGTAGGCCGACTCGTGGACGGGCATGTTTAGGATCTTGTCCGGGGCGCCGGTGACGACCGAGCCGTACCAGATGTAACGGCCTTCGAGATCCTTCAGCTTGGCGATGTTGTAGATCGCTTCGCCCGAGAACATCCAGGCTGCGTTCAACCGGTAGTCCTCGGCGATGTTGAATTTCGCGCCAAGCAGGCCATCGATGGTGAGGGCGGTCGCTGTGTTGCCGATCGACCAGTCACGGTCGGTGTTGATGCCGTTCGCGGAAACCGTGAACACGCCGAGAGGCTGGTTGGTGCCGGAGCCGTTCAAGTAGCCATTCTCCATGGCCTTGCCGAACTTGAAGATGAGACGCTCACGGACCTTGGCCTCAACGTCGATGGCCGAGTTCCGCAGAAGAGCGTTGCTGATCTTGATGGCCTTCCGGAGGACCTGCGGCTTGAGCTCGCGCTTGCCGAACTTCATGGCCGTGTCGAGCGTGGCCGCGGTGATCTCGCCCGTCCACTCGGCATCGGAGGCATCCGTGTCGAGCGTGGGCTTGCCGAGGGAATCCGTACCGGAGATCGTGTCGATCTTTGCCATCTGGCGCACATAGGACTTGGCGTCGACGCCCTGGATGAGCTCAGCTGCGAACTTCTCAGGGACGAGATACCCGCCGTCGGCTTCCACCGACTGTGTGAGGGTACGCTCTTCGACCTCGGAGAGATGTCCTCTCCGCAGGAACTTGTCGAAGGCGGCACGCTGTTCGTCCTTGGGTGCTTCCATGCGAGCATTGCCAGCAGCGATCACCGGCTGAGTCTCATGCAGGGAAGCTTCGGCGTCTTCCTGCTTCTTACGCAGGTCGGCGTCCTTAGCCAGCTTGTCAACATCCTTCCAGATGTTGTCGTACGTTGTCCGCTCTTCAGCGGTCATGTCGCGCTTCTCACCGTCGGCGCGGTCAAGGATCTCTCGCCCATTGGTGATCAGCGTTGCACGTTTCTCAAGAATCTCGCGTACATTCATGTCGCTACCTCCTGGGTAGTCTTTAGTTGCTGAGCTCAGCAAGCCTCAGCTGCTCCCGCAACACAGAGGTTGGGGTCATGGGTTCGGCTATCGGGTCAGGCTGCGCCCCAGGGCGTAGACCTTGAGTGGCACGGTAATCGTTCAGGACATCAAGTCCTGAGCGCACAGAACAGTCGGTCGTGGGAAAAGCGGGGAACGTGACCGGACTAACGTCGAAGAGTTTCACTTCCTTGATCGTCCGAATGGGGTAGTTGGGATCCGTCTCGTCCCACTCCTCTTTCGTGACCTGGAAGGCATAACTCATCTGATTGAGATCGCCGCGCTTCATAGGAGAGATGACCATGTCCTTGACGAGCTGCGTGTCCGGCGCATGGATAATAGTGAACAGGCCTTTGTCATCCTCTGAGAGTTCTAGCGTTCCAGAGGTTGTGCGCCCGAGGAGATACTCTTCCTTGTGATTGAAGAGGGCCCGCACATCATCTTCTTTCACGGCGCGAGCGAACGCTCCTTTGGCGACTCTCTCCTTGAAGAAGCCGCCAATATCAGCGATGGTATCAAAGACTGCGGCATGGCCGGTAATAATCGGTGCTGCTGCATCCCCTTCCCGAAACTCACAAGGAACAGTGCGACGTTCGATCTTCTCAGGCATGACAGGCCTCCATATCAGCATTCACAGCCTCCAGCATTCCAGAGGCAAGAGACGCGGGCGAGTTCTGCGCCCGGTCGGCATACCACGATTCCACTCCCTGCATAAGATCTGTGATTCCATCTTGAGATAGACTGACAACGCCAAGCAGTACAGACTCTTCCGACGCGGCGT